GAAAAGCGTCTACCATAACATCGTGGGGTTTAGAGCATCGCTTGCTTTTTAACCAACATTCTTCAGGAGCTAACAGATTAGCCACTGCTAATGCAGCTTTCTTTGTATCATAGGGTGGGGCTAAGTGACCTAACATAGCCTTTTGCCAGTTATGTACTTTGACACATTGGACATCCCATTGCCTACTCTCAGCTAGTCCTAACAATTTACCAAATGATATTGCCATAGATCGAACAGCTTGTGAACTCTTTGCATGGTGTAATGGTTCTTCGATAGCAAAGATAAAATCTGATTCAAGTGCCATCACCCATTCATATACTTTGCGTGTATCGGTTTCTCGTTTCTTACAACGATGAAGTGTAGGCATCACTGTCTTATCAATGACAGCTCCTGTTTGTTTTGATATGGCGACTAACCCACCGTTGAGTCCGTTATCAACTCCTATAATCACAATGTTCTATGGCTTTAGCAGAAAGTATTATACCATCTCCTTCTTCTGGTATTAAAGCATCTACGTTTGGAACAAGCATCTGTATATAAAATACTTCTCTTGCTGAGTTAGGTATCACTCTGTAATAAGTACCAGACCTACGTTCTACAATATAGGTAAAGTCTTTACACATTTCCTTTCGTACCATGACACAGGGATTCTCTACAGGTTCCCTGTCTTTAAACATTACTCCGATAGATCGTCTAAGAAACATGGTGTACCCTCCCAAAAGTTTGTTTGTAGGTATTCATATTCATACCTTTCATAAGCTTGTTGCTTTGTAAGGTTATAATTTTTTTGTAGTAAATCTATTGTCATTTGCTTTGAGTAACAAGCAACAGGTGGTCTGCCATACTGTTCTACCGTGCCTATGTAAGCATCTTCTAAACCACTAAATAAGAGGACAGGCTTGTCTATATCTTCTTTTGTTTCAGGATTTATCATCGTCTGGCTCAACATCTATTATTTTATCTTTGTTTATTTTAACAGCACCATCACCACGGTCTGCCTTTGCGTTATTTAAAATACTAATGTCTATCTGCAACTTGCCCGAACCCCCTGCTGTACGTGCATTCAAACCTAAATTCCTACGTATTAACTGATCTAGCTCAGACAGTTCTTTAACTGTACGTGGTCCTCTAAGGTTTTTAATACTATCTCGAAGAAGTTTGATAGCAGAAGCAGCTACATAAGATTGATACTTCTCTGCTGGAGATGACTGCGATTGTGCGATCTCCATAAGTTTCTTGTCTTCATCTATACGAGCTTCCAGTTTAGCTTCTTTTATAGCCTCATCTGTTTTACCTTCTAGATTGTCATCAAGTGTTGCTTGTAAAGGATCTTTGTTTTCTTTTACTTCTTCTACTTCTTTCAGAGATGGGTTATTTGCATGAGGATCTTTTTTTGGTTTTGCACCCTCATCCCTTAACCATCTACGGAGAGTAGACACATTGATTCCTAACTCCTTCGCAATAGTAACAAGTTTATATTGCTGCTCGTACATTTCGAGAGCATGTTTAAGCAGCTTAGATTTTTTAGATTTATAAGCCAAAGCACTTAATATATACTATATATTTACATAGCTTTCAAATTAAATGACACAGACTTTACGTATATATGAACCACGGATAAATGAGAAGACATCTAAGATGGATGTGGGTGGGATGAGTATAGATGCAACGAACACAGTAACAGGTTTGTTGTATGGGTTAGCTAACCATAAAAGTAATAAGGCAAGAGAGTATTACTTTTGGAGGTTGTGTGATGAACTATGGAATCATGACGAACTCCCTGAACCTCTGATGGTTAAGCATCCTTGGGCAGAGAGTATGATACAAGCTGTTATACAAAATAAGTATGTGTCTATTGGTGGTGCTGCTTCGTCTGGTAAGTCACACACTATGGCTGCATGGGGAATCCTGAACTGGTTAGCTGCACCAAGAGATACTCTAGTTCTACTGACATCGACTACGTTACGTGAGGCGAGAAAAAGAATATGGGGTTCTGTCATCAGTTTACTAACAGTGTTAGAAGGAGCACCCTTTAAGATAAGAGACTCTATTGGTAACGTCGCTTACGTAAATGAGAATGGAACACTGATAGAGAAAGCGGGTTTGAGTTTGATTGCAGCCGAGCGTAGTAAGACTAGGGAAGCTGTCGGTAAGTTCATCGGTATCAAACAAAAGAATGTTATCTTGATTGCAGACGAGCTTTCAGAACTATCAACAGCAATTCTACAAGCAGGTCTATCTAACCTATCAAAGAACCCATCATTTAGTTTAGTTGGTTTATCAAACCCTGCTTCTCGTTGGGATGCTTTCGGTGAGTGGAGTGAACCAGCACAAGGCTGGGATTCTATTGATCCTAACATAGACGAAACTTGGAAAACAAAATGGGGTGGTCTTTACAAAAGATATGATGGGGAAAGATCCCCTAACATAATTGCTGGTGAAACAGTCTACCCTTGGTTACCTACAGAAGAAAAGATAGAGGAAGACAAAGCACTGCTGGGTCAAGAGAGTAGAGGTTACTATCGAATGGTACGTGCTGTATTCTTTGACTCTGATGAAACCGATGGAGTTTACACAGACGCTGAGTTAGTTAAGTCAGGAGCTATGGGTAGTATAGAATGGCAGGGAACCCCCACACCTATTGCTGGCTGTGACCCTGCTTTTACTAATGGCGGTGACCGAACAATACTTTATACTGGTCATGTTGGGTATGATAAATCTGGTCAATTTGTTTGCCAGCTAGGTGAAGCAATATCTCTTACTGACGATGCCACCAACAAAGCCGTCCCCCGATCTTATCAGATTGTTCAGCAGATAAAGGACGAGTGCAAGAAGAGGAAGATAATCCCAGCCAATTTAGGAATCGACTCCACAGGTGCGGGTAGTCCTTTGGCTGACATTCTTGCTGCTGAGTTTGGTGATGATATTCTTCGTGTTTCATTCGGTGGAAAAGCATCTGACAAGAGAGTCAGTACTAATAGTAAACTGATAGGTAATGAGCTGTATGTCAATCGAGTTACTGAACTTTGGTTTGTAGGTAAGGAATTCTGTAGAACTAAACAGTTATTTGGTATTACTAATGATTTAGCTCAAGAAGTTGTAGGTCGTAAGTACGATATGGTCAAAGGTTCTACCCTTAGAATGAAGCTTGAATCCAAGCCAGATTATAAGAATCGGTTAGGAAAATCTCCTGACTTAGCTGATGCTGCCTTTATCTGTATTGATGTCGCAAGACAACGTCATGGTCTTGTAGCTGTAGAGCCTCTTGATTCAGGAGACAAGGTACAGGGATCAAGGCGCAGGAGGTCTATGAAACAGCTTACAAATGTACTGACAAATCAACCTCTTGCTTAGATTTGAGCGGTTGCCTTTGTCTGAAATAGCTGTAAATTTATATGATTATGGCATTACCAGCAATAGGAATAGGAATAGCAAGAGGTATTTCACTTTTAAAAAAATTAAAGAACCTTAAAAATATCAAAAAAGGAGCTGATGCAGCTAAGACAGGTTCTAAAGCACCAAAAACAGGAGTAGCTCCGAAAGGGCAATCTCCTTACAAACCGTCTCCATCTTCGGGAAGTGCTAGTAAGAACCCTTATAACAAACCTTCAAGTACATCTAAACCAAGAACACCATCAGGAGGAGGTAAAATACCCCCACAAAAAACTCCTTTTAATAAACCAACTGCTGGGGCAAGTCCTAAGACTCCTCCAACTACAGGAGCTAAAATTAAAGGAGCTGGTAAAAATATACTAGATGTAGTAGCACCCACAACAGGAAGTATATTTAAAACGGCATATGGGGCAGCTAAAAAAGTTGCTCCTTATGTATTTCCCGCTACGGGTAAGGTATTAAAGACAGGATTAAAAGTAGCCGATAGAGCTACTGTCCCAGCAGCAGTTATATATGGAGGTAAAAAAATATATGACACTATGTCGGGGGATGACCCAGCGGAAGCTGGAGCAGCAGAGGCTGGAGGATCAGGGACTGAAGACACAACAAGTCAGGGGGGAGCTACTAGACCACTACCTTTTTCACCTTCTTCGGCAGTAAATAATCTGATAATAACTGAACTGTTAAAGCAACGTGGGAAAACAGGAGACCCTGAAATAAACGACAAACTAAGAGATAAGATATTCGGTGAACAAACTGATGATAGGAGTTTTGCAGAGTTAATGAAAGATCCGAAGTTCAGTGGGGATAAAGCAGGTGCTACTACAGCTAAACCTACAACTAGATCCAGACCTAGCCCAGACTCACCTTTAAGTTACCTTAGAACTGATGACGAAGTAGAGGCTAGAAACCTATCTGTACAGGAACGTATGGGGAAAGAGCAGAGAGGTAGGAGACTTGATGCTGAAGCAAGATTCCGTGAACGTAAAGATTTCATGGAGCAAAGTAAAAAATTAAAAGACCCTAACTTAATAGAGGGACCACAAGGAGAAGTGTTAGGTAGGGTAATTAAAGATTCAACAGGGAGAATTATAGGAAGCTCTTTAAATAAAGCAGGGCGGGCTGCTATGGGTAATAGAAAAGGAGCAGGTGTTATTGATGGTGGT